CGGACACCCTAGCATTGCCGTACACCCTAGCATTGCCGTACACCCAAGCATCGCCATCATTGCTAAGGTTCTCTTCTTTCTCCACATATCCACCAAGTTCTCCCTCTTTCACGTCCCCAAAAGAGAGTAGCGCCTTGATTCTAAATAGCTTCTTTCCTGCAAAGATTTTCGATTCTGCTGTTAATTCAAATTTTTTCATCTTGATTTTCCTCCTATTATCGCTTACTATTTAATTGGATTATTTAATAAGGGCGCTTATCGGTTTACATACCGTGCGCTCTTTTTTACTGGGTGAGAGATGTTGATCAGCTTCAAATCCTCCAACCCTTTCTTCTTTTCCTGCTGATGTGGAAATGGAATAATATCTCCCATCGGCTCACTCTTCTTTTCGTATTGCTCGATTTTTCCGTGCTTATTAAAAAATCCTAGAATGCTCATGCTTGTCCACCTCCTTTCTCAATTCCTAAAAGCTTATCAAGCTTATGTTGCCAGATAAAATACTCCCAGGTACTTCTTACTCCTTTTTTTGGCGGATATGCCTCGCCTAAATCCCAGATTCCCCGCTGCATCTTAATCCTTACGCAGTGCGCGGAACATCCGATCTGTTTCCCTGCTTCTTCTGGGCTTAACCTTTTTGCCATGTTGCTCCTCCTTTCTTACAAATACGGTACACGGATACATCCTGCTGCTCTCAAGGCAGTTATTGTGTTTTCTGCAATCTTTACAAGTCATATCTACGCCGCCTTACTCAGAAACTTATTAATAAAGTACTGCTGCCCTTTTCCAGTCACTTTCGGAGTGCGTGAAATCTTATTACAGCCATTTCCATCAATATGTACTGACTCTTTGATCTCAAACAGCCCCATGTCCATACTCTTCTGTGTTGGTAAGTTCCAATCACTGCCCTTCCTTTTAATCAGGTAGCCATTTTCACGCATCCATCCAAATAACCTCTGCGCTCCGATGTCTACGCCATTCTGGCGTAAGATTTTGGCTAAATCTCCGACAAGGATAGATGTATTCGCTGTTGTGATAGCTTGTCCTAAGATTGCGTGTGGCTTCATCTCCTCGATCTGCGCTGTCTGCTCTTTGATGGTCTTCTGGGCTTCTAATACTGCCAGAGCAAGGAGTTCTTTGCCTTGCGGCTGTTTCATGTCGTAACCACCAGTCTTTCTAATAGATGGAAGAACTTCACTTGTCACCCAGTGCTTAAATCTTTTTGCGGATTCTAGCTTACTGCCGAAGATGAGGGCGTATAAGCCGGATTCTGAAATGATCGGTGTTTTCTGCATCCTTCCGATGGAGTCCTGAATCGGGATTTCATCTTTATCCTCCGAATCAACATGGTCCTGAATAGCTTTCGTTGCCCTTTCATATCCAAGTGATGTTGCCACATCTTTCCCCACAAACCACGGTTCATTGTCAATAGTTACTGTTCGGATGTTACCGAACTCTTCGTTGTTAAAAATCTGTAATTCGTTCATTTTTTACCTCCTAATCTTCTTTCTTAACAGATTCGCCCTTACTCTGCTCTGCTTCTTCTACCGTTTTCTTGGATGCCATCGCTTCAGCAAATCCCAAGAAGTATCCTTTATCCATGTCGGACATTTCCGGCAGCGCATGTGCTACTTTGCGGATAATCTCTTTTTCTTTCTCACTCATGCTGTCACCTCTCTTTCACTTCTCGCTGTCCTCTGCATCTTCCGGGCTTGGAACCGGCTTCGGCTGCATTACAGTGCCGAGATAACCCGGCTATTGAGTTAAATATGTAATAATGCGACTTGTTTCAAATTATTTTCTTTTATATAAGCAAGAACATCTTCTTCCGTCCCCGCTACCACTGTCGCTGTACATCCTTTTGTAACTTTGTCTAAATGGTAGAAATCTTCGTTATTTCTTAAAAAGAAGTTCGATTTTCCTTTCATGTAATGCGTTGCGTATTCGCCTTTTTTATTGTTCTGATTACCATATCTAAAACTGTCATTTCTATTTCCTCGCTTTCGTTTGTGTTGTTTTGAGCTTGTAAACTCATAATACAGCCATTTTAAGAGTTTGTCAACCCTTTCCAAGAAAATTTATTTTGCTTTTTGAGTTGATAAACTCACAATCATGTGATATAATACATATTGTCAGGAGGTGATAATTTGGAAATGTATGAGAGGATAAAGCTCCTCCGAACCGAACAATTACATATGACACAAACCGAATTTGGAGAAGCTCTCGGAGTAAAACGGGATGTTATAAATAATATTGAAAATAATCGTTTGAAGAATCCGGAAAAGCAAGAACCGATTTATAGGTTGATGTGTGAAAAATTCAACGTAAGCGACGAATGGCTCCGAACTGGAGAAGGCGAGATGTTTGTTCCGTTAACAAAGAATCAGGTAATTACAGAATTTGCAGCTGATCTAGTAATGGAAGATAATACATTTAAGAAGCGTCTTTTTGAGGCACTAGCCAAACTTAATGAAAGCGAGTGGGAGGTTCTGGAAAAGCTGGCTAACAGCTTAATAAAAAAGGACTAGGGGTCATCCCCTAGCCCAGAATCTTTTTGCAGAATCGGAAAACAAGTTCTAACATTTCTGCGTTATTGGACTTATTGACCAATTCAATGATTAATCGCTTATAATCCATTATGTATCCCTCCGCGCTTTTCGAACAAACTTTCGAAATTCCTTATTGAAATATTACTACACTTCCAAACATATTTCAATAGATTTTCCGAACATTTGTTCTGTTTTTTAAAGGAAAATTTTTCCTTTCTATATAAGTAAACAAAGCAACGTGGGAAAACTTATGCGAAACATGAAAATCGTCCCAGATCTGGGACACTTATTTGTATGGAGAATCGATAAGGTCAAAAATTCGCACCTTTAAGCCTTTGGCAAGAATTTCCAGTGTATCCGCCGATGGTGATACTGTACCATTTGCAATGCGGCTGATCGTAGACTTGGATATGCCAGTCATAATCGAAACTTGCCGAGTAGATAGGTTTTTGTTTGCCATGATCTTATCGAGTAATATCTTCATATTGCAATTATAAAATACAAAACATTACAGGTATACTGGTAAAAAATGGAAAAGATATAGATGCTTCGGCGTTTATATAAATGTGGCGTTACAAAAGAAAGAATGCAGGGGAAAGAGAGGTCTAATCAAAGGGAAGAATGGGATTTCGTTTCAGAAAAAGTTTTAAAATTGCTCCCGGTGTAAAATTTAATCTTAATAAGAAAAGCCATAGCTTTACGTTTGGTGGCAAAGGAATGCATTACACTGTTAATTCCGATGGAAAGCGCACCAAAAGCTTCGGGATTCCAGGGAGCGGACTGTATTACACAGAAACCAAAAACGGAAAAACTAAAGAAAAGAAGGGGGAAACAATGAGAAAAACAACAAAACAAAGCGGAGGAGGATGTCTCGGGCTTATCGTCTTACTGATAATGCTATCTGTTGCACTCGCTGCATACTCTCTTTTTTGGATACCTGCTATACCAGTTTTGATATACTTCCTTGTGTCCAAAAAATTCCGCGCGTATAGAGTCAGGAATACTGCAATATGCTCAGCTGTGATCATAACATCTCTGATAGTATTTATATGGCTGAGATCTCCGTCTGAATTGAACTCTATATCCGTAGAATGGGGAAAAGAAGAATTTAATATAGGAGATGTTACAGAGGTAAAAATCACTCCAAGCCCATCAGATGCAGAAATTGAAACTCTTGAACTATCTGAAAATAACATCGCAACCCTTAAATTTGAGGATGGAAAAGCAATCGTTACATTTGAAAATTCCGGAGATGCAGTGCTATTTTTCACAGCAAACAACGATGTCAAAAGTATCTCGAAAACTATTACCGTTATAAACCCAGAAGAAGAAGCGAGATTAAAAGCTAAGGAAGAAGAACAGATACGTTTGGAACAAGAGGCACAAGCTGCCGAACAAGCAAGAATCGAACAGGAACAAGCTGCTGCCGAGCAGGAAAGAATCGCACAAGAGCAGGCTGCTGCACAAGCAGCACAAGAACAGGCTACACAACAAAGCCAAGAAGATCCTATTGTATATGTAACAAATACCGGCGCTAAATACCATAGATCCGGATGCAGAACTTTAAAATCACAAATAGAAAAACATTTGTCCGAGGTTCGCGGTTACTACGAACCTTGCGGAATTTGCAACCCTCCGCAATAAATAACGAAAAACCGCCCAGTGTTACCAGCACTGAACGGCTTAATATACACCCGAAGATGTACGACATGTTTGCAAATATATTGTATCATCTTCGAAACAGTTTAACAATCAGAACATGCATTCTTTTTGTTAGCTGTTATTTTTATACCATAAAGGAGATGAATCTATGCCAAAGAGAAAGAAACACCCCAAATTACCAAATGGATATGGCTCCATTAAATATCTCGGAAAAAACCGCCGGAATCCTTATGCCGTGCATCCACCAGTTACCGACTACACAGATGAGGGAGTCCCGATCACACCAAAAGCCCTATGCTATGTAGATGACTGGATGAAAGGATTTATCGTCTTAACATCATATAAAGCTGGCACATACACGAAAGGAGACGAAAGGGATATAATCTTACCTATCGATCAGAAAAGCCTTGAAATCATCGCACAGCGCTTGCTGTCTGACTATAACAAAGCACAGGGGATTGCAGAAGAAGAAAACGCGCCAGAAAAGACTTTTGCAGAAGTGTATAAGGAGTTTTGGAAGTATAAATTTGAAAATGAAAAAGGAAAGAAATTATCTGAATCAAGCAAACGTTCGATTCAGGCAGCCTTTAAAAATGCCAAAACTCTGCACGACCGCCCATTTAGGGAACTGAGACACGATGATCTGCAATCCGTTGTAGATAACTGCCCTCTAAAACACTCCTCTTTGGAGCTGATCGTGCATCTATTCCGGCAAATGTATGCTTATGCGGACATCTATGAATTATGTGATAAAGACTACTCTACGCATATTAAAATCAACAAGGAGGATGACGATGAATCCGGTGTGCCATTTACTAATAACGACCTTAAAATCTTATGGAATAACAAAGACGATGAAATTGTAGAATTTATCTTGATTATGTGTTATTCCGGATTCCGGATCCGTGCGTATAAAAACTTAGAGATCAACCTAAAAGAGACATATTTTAAGGGTGGCATAAAAACGAAAGCCAGCAAAGACCGCATTGTCCCAATCCACTCCGCCATATTTCCTCTTGTCAAACGCAGGCTAAAAGCAAACGGCATATTCCCGAATGCGTACAGCAGCTTTTTAAAAGATATGTCAAATAAATTATCGGAATTAGGAATTGAAAAGCACACCCCTCACGACTGTCGACACACATTTTCGGCTCTTTGCGAGAAATACGGTGTAAATGAAAATGACCGTAAGAGAATGATGGGACATAGCTTTGGGAATGATATTACAAACGCAAAGTATGGTCACCGCACCATTGAAGATCTAAGAAAAGAAATCGAAAAGATAAAAGTTTGTTACTAATGTGTTACTAACGGAATCGAATTATCTATGTTTTAAGCAGTCCGATATGCACTAACTAAACACTTAAAAAACGGCTTAAAATCAACGTTTTTCGTTATTTTCGTTGCAATTAAGCCATTCTTCACAATCATGCCAACTTTAAGAAATGTTTAATTTCATATCACGATTTTAGTGGGTTTTCAAGCATTTTTGTTACTAATGTGTTACTAACGCGTTTAAATTAAGATGATACAATATATCCTTTTCCACTCTCTCTTTGCTTTTTCTAGAGGGTGGAATTTTTATAATTATTTTCTTTTTTTCTATTGACTTTACGCCAATATTGGCGTATGATAAGGCCATAAGATAAAGCATAGGAGATACGAAAGATGAAAAAATACAACTTATCAAACATTATGAAAAGAGCATGGAGAATGGTTAAGAAATTAGGATTCGGAATCTCCGAAGCTTTGAAAAAGGCATGGAAGGAAGCGAAAGCAATGAAAGAAGAAATCATCAGGATGACTGTTGTGAGAAATGAAATCTTTATAGTAAACACAACAACTGGAGAAATCAGCGGAAAAACTTACAATGCAAAAGAGTGGCTTAAGAAGAGTTTTGATGCAAAATGGAACAAAGAAACAAGAACTTGGTTTGCGAAACCGGAAGAAATCAAAGAAGAATTGGCAAAATATCCGGGATACTATGAATCATACATCGTTAAAGAAAGCGAAGAAGCTGCAGCGATTGAAAACGATGAAATCATCAAAAAAGAACTTGTAAACAGAAATGATGGTTTTTACTCAAAAAACACTCACAAATCAGGAAAAATCACATACTCATTTGTGGGCTAATAACAAAATGCTGACCTACCGGCTATACGGGGAGAAGGAGAAGATCTATGGCAGAACTTAAAGAACTCAGAAAATTTATGAACCTCACACAGAAAGAGCTTGCTGAAAAAACCGGAATGAACATCCGCCAAATACAGAAGCTCGAAAAGGGCGAAATTGACGTTAATAACATTACTGCAAAGAATGCGCAGGCTTTATCTAGTGCTCTTGGGTGCAGCGTCGAGGAAATGTTGACATTAGACCTAAATATCTTTACCGAGGATGCAAAACAATCCTTGAAAGATGGAGAATTAGATTTGCGCAATCTATTAAGAATGGACAAGTACCAGAAAATAAAAAAACTCAGTAAGATTGGAAGCTTTGAAAACACCTTTTACGAAAATTACAAATGGATCCCGGAATCTTTGTTTGATAAGTTGACACCGGATGAACTTGCAAATCTCGTAGATAGCTTTTATGATTGTTATAGTGCAGGGAAAAATGCAAGATAAAAGGAGTTGTTTAAGTTGATTGATATGATTGGTAAAAAATTTGGCAAATTAACGGTTATCAAAAAAACAAGCGCGACTAAGAATGGGTCTATAGTATGGGAGTGCGAATGTGCTTGTGGAAAAACACGTCTCGCAACATCTAGAGAATTAAATAGCGGTAGCGTAAAAAGTTGCGGTTGTCTTAGAAAAAAAAGGTATGATTTAGTAGGTCAAAAATTTGGTAAACTAACCGTCATAAAATCAGAAACGCTAGGATCTCATAGGACATTTCTCTGCAAATGCGACTGCGGAAATGAAATTTCTGTGCGCGGAGACAGTCTCAGGCGCGGAAAAACAGTGAGTTGTGGTTGTGCAAAAAGTAGCGAATCAAAAATAAAATCTCTTAAAGCCGGAAGAAAATTGCAAGAACATACTTCTTCTGTTTTTTACCAAGGAACATTATCCAGAAACAATACTACGGGGTTTAATGGCATATCTTTTATAAAAGGGAAGTATCGAGCCTCTATAGGTTATAAAAACAAAACATATTATCTGATATCCGATAGTGATATAGAGATTGCGAAATCCGTAAGAAAAGAGGCTGATGAAGCTGTAAAAAATGGGACATTTGAAGAATGGTTGCAACAATTTAGAAATAATAATAAAACAAAATCACGGAGGTAATAAAATGCAAAGAAATATTGTTGATTTATTTGAGGACGCGCTGTCTTCTGAAGACTACCGATTTAAAATTTCTTTTTTAGTTGGCGGTTTAGTATCTTACGAATCGAATGATACGGCTGAAAAGCAAGCTCAATCTACTAAATATCTCGAAGAGATTCTCGATTACATCACGTCTCTCAATGAGAATGATTCTGAAAAAAGCGAATTTATCCATCATATCAAAGGGACAATTGAGCGCTATTTGAACTGGGAAGAATAACAGTTGCAAAAATCTAAAATTTAAAAAATACAAGATAAAAGGATAAGCATTAAGCTTATCCTTATCTAGTAGCAATTAAAGCTACTGTTAATATTTCAATCCGTGAAACTGTGATTTGCTCAGTTTCCGCAATACAGAGCTTCATCTGTATTGGACACCTTTACCATAGCATATATTCGTGGATTACACAAGTCTAAGCTCAATCGCTTCAATTTTCTTATTCATTCCAATCGTGCCAATCATTCCGGACGTCCAACGAGTCCAACCAATGTCCTGAATGTGTACTCTGGTCTGCAGTTTCTTTCCTTTCAAGCCCTCGGCGATCAGCTCGATTGCTTCCATCTGCAAACCTTTCCCGGTTGTACCGATGACTGTATCATGCTTAATATAGCCAAAATCCTTAAGCCCAATATTTTGGATATGAGCACGAGCCTTGATCTTAAAGTTCAGTTTCCGCATGTCAATCTTGATTGCTTCCAGCGCTCGATTTTGTCCCACAGTTCCGGCAGTACCTCCGTTTACCGCATCCATCCAGCCTTTACCAGATACATGCCCTTGATACCACAGCGGAGTTTTTGGCTTCGGTGGCTCTGATGGCTTCGCTGTCTGTTGTTTGATATGAGCCTTGATTCGCTCGATAAAATATGCTTTCGTTGACTTCATGCCTCCGTGAATCTCTACTGATCTATGAGGGCAACTTGTTGCGTACACTTCTTGGTGTAATCTGATTGTGTTCTCGTTCGGCGTAATTCCATACTGGATACATTTGCTTGCAACCAGCTGAAAAGCTTTCTCTTCGTTATGTTTAAATACGTCTAAATCCCCCATGCTCTGACATACTTCTACGCTTAAATAGTTTAAATTTCCATCTAAGTTTCCGCAATGCCATGCGCAATTTGAATCATCTTCCGACTGCAAAATATCATCCTGCGCCACATAATAATGCGCGAAACCATTTTCCAAAGGATGTGTTTGCAGCCAATTCCGATAAAATGCCGCATTCGCATTTTGACTTCCGGCATCGTTGTGGATAAAAATTCCGATTGGATTTCTTCCTCTATTTCCTGCTACTCCATTACAAATACTCATATCTCTTCCTCCTTCGAACACAACAAAAGAGAGTCCGAAGACTCCCTTTACTTTTTGTTATTTATTCATTTTTTCCAAGCTGTTTAATTGTCTGATTGATGTATGTACTCAGACCTGCCACCAAAATGCCTTGCACAATCGCTGTAAATACTGCCATCGCAATCTCCTGCCCGGTGCTGATCGGACATGTAGCCAATACCCACACGGCACACAACACAATCCCTGCGCCGCCTAAAATAAGTGGGATGTACTTATCCTTTACCGCCTGCGCGCTTTTTAATCCCATTCCGATAAAATACAACACTACTGCTACCACCAGCAGCTCCGGCTTTACATAATTCGTAATTTGTTCCATCCTTTCTACCTCCTAACCTCTAATTGGCAATTCTTTTACTTCTTCGAGTAGCTGTGTAGCCACTCCGTTTCCGCCGAGATCGTGATATGAATCATACATCTCAATAAAATTTTCAAGCCCATGTTTTGTTACATAGCCTCTTGCAATCCACTTCTCGTGGTACTCAATCATCTGAACTCTGAGCAAAAGCATCGTTCCTTTGCTATTTGCATCTCGGTCTTTCTTTTGATTTTTAAGCAGCCATACAACGTACCCTAGAATTATCGGAAGTACAATAGTATATGTCTGCATGATAAAAGTTTCCATAAAATTCTCCTATTTATAATATTGCATAAAAATAAGACCATTACGGTCTTGCTCTAATCTCCATTATTCTCCTCCTATGCTGTCCTAACCCACATATAGCAAGTGATATACGGTTGCAAGTTGTCATGTGCCTCTCCCCGCCCAGTGTATGTACTTGTAAATCCATCAGATCCGTCTTTCGTAGGATTCTTCGTCCTCATAAGTCCAAATCCGGTATCCGACTGAGATGCGACACCATACCACTCTGGCTTTGGGACATTGTGGTTATGTGGTGGCAGCTGATTTCCAGTAAGTGTTACGCTTTTAGATCCACCAATTTTTTCCGCTGCATTAAATTCCGCTTGAGAGGGATCTACTCCAACTGGGACACGGCCCTGCCCCCACTCCATCCATGCGGTTCGCGGGAAGAGTTCTGAGGGGTTAGTTGGATTGACTGACATGTAAATTGACCCCACTGGATAAATAAGATTAAAAAAAGACTGAGGGGGATCAAAACCATCTGCATCCAAACTCGTCCTTTTCCTTTCTCCGGTCCGATAATCTTCTATGTAGCAATAGATTCCATTTCCTGCCAGAAGCTGTGTTAGCCTATGCTCTTGTGGGGAAGAAGTCCATCCGTCACCTTGCTTAAAGTACAAATCATCTGTTGCTACAATAGCACCCTTACTTATCTTAAGATTTACTTTGTGCTTTGCTTCCACAACGGTATTGTCATCAATATGGTGTGGGGATATAAACTCATCTATACTCGTAAAATTTGCCCCGATAAAATCAAATCCCTGAAAAGTATCAGCCTCTATATTGGAGGCTGTAAATTTAAACAATTCCCATGTCGACCCATTCCAGCGGTATATTGCGCCTTGCACCCTTCCTTCGGACGTTCCGGTATTTTTCCAGAGCATCCCTACATGAGGATTATCGGGTGGTGTATCACTTTCCATTACCCCTGATGAGCCTCCATCCTCTCCGTGTACTCCAATGATAATAGGAGTGGTATTTGTTGATGATTGATCTGTGTACAGCGTACTCTCGTAACTCCAAAGATATCGTTTCTGTGGAGTAAGATGCTGCATGGTAGTTGTCCATCCGTAACTGTTTGTTGTAATGCCGCTGTTTCTTTCGGATGCAAGATAATACTTTGTAATACGACTAATACCTACACCGTTATTACCGTCCGCGCCATCATGACCATCTTCGCCCTTTATCTTGGACCATTTATACATATTCGGACTTTCACTGTCTCTTTCTGTATAATCCACATATTGCCCCATATAAGCCCTGCCAGTGCTTATGGTAGTTGAAAAATCCGTGTATCCATCCAAGCTATTTGCATAAGCGATATGCAGATAAGAGGTCCTTCCGTCTGCTCCATTTTCTCCTGGGATCCCATTTTGCCCTGGATCACCCTGGAACTGTACCCAGTTATACATGTTTGGATCCGTACTGTCCTGCTCTGTAAAATCAACGTAAGTACCGATGTATTTACTCGGAGTCTCGGTCATATCCCAATAAGATGGATTCGGAATTGCGCTATACTTGACGTGGAAATAAGTAGTTTTTCCATCTTGTCCGTTGGATCCCGGTATACCATCATCTCCGCGATATTTTGACCACTGATAGTCTCGTGGATCATTACTTTCTGCTTGTGACTCCTTATTAAATGCTAAACCAATGTAATACTTTTCGTTTGGATCGTCCGCCATTCCACTTCCATATAAATCATCGGCATATTTTACCCATGTATAGTAGGTTTTGCCATCTTCTCCGGGCTTACCAGGGATTCCCTCTCCAGTAATTCTCGACCACTGATAATCTGCCGGATTGTATGACTCTGCTATTTGCTCTTTGTTATAAGCAATTCCCATATACTGCTTGCCGTCTGGATTATCTGAGATTCCGTCACCGTACTCATTGTCTGCGTATTTGATCCATGTATAATACGTTTTCCCCGGCTCTCCCGGCTTTCCAGGTTTGCCAGGCTTGCCATCTGATACATTTGTCACTGTAACCTCATAATACCCGCGTTTTACATTGTTTTCAAACGCTTCGAACGAGTAAATCGCCTTAGTCTCCACGGCTTCCGAGTTTACCGTCACACTCCTGCCGGTATAAAGTTCTTGGCCGTCTTTCTTCCATTGGATTTTCAGTCTGTCAGCAATGTCTACTCCGTTGTCGTAAGCATGAGCCGTCAAAGTAGTGCTGCCAACACCGTTTTTAAATACAACACCGTTGTCGGTTGAAACTGAACAGGTATAAACCTTATTTTTTGCAATCAAATCCTTCATTTCTTGTAGTAAATTATCAGAGATTTCTGATGTCAACTCCTTATAGTTACTAAACACTGTTTTTGCTGTCTTCGGATTTGTTAGACTTCTTAATTGCTCCGACACTCTCGCCTGTAGGTAAAGTATTGGCGTCCACTCCTGGTCCTGTATCCTTACAGTGTCCCCGATTGCAGTATCAAAATATCCGTCAACCTCATAGGTCACTATAGGTTCAGAAGCCACCTTCAGATCGGATAAAGCCATGCTATAGAGCTTGTCTCTGCTATCTGTATAATACTCTTTCCGCATTAGGATGTAAGCATCTGCCTTGTTAACAATATTGGATGGAAACCGGTCTCTTGCCTGCGGTGCTCGGATTATCGTACCATCCGTAAAGTACTCAATATTACCATTCTCATCGTACTCTTTTTTATTTAGTCCGTTGATTGTCAAGCCATCTTTTCCGGTGGGTTGGATACAAGTATAAAGACTCTCTGCATCCGTAGTCTTCCGAATCCCGGTGATTCCTTTTCCGTACCGTAGGGCAATATCGTTTCGATATTCTCCGATTCCGCTATTAGTGCTGGAGTGCTCTCGGTGAACATTTAGAATAATTTCTTTTAATGAATAGTCTCTATTTAAAACTGTTTTGAACTCTATTTCTGCTGAAAAAACATTGGCAAGAGAGAACAATCTTTTTAACACGGATGTCGTACCGGTCCATTCATTTGTGATGCGTTTGTCCGATACCTCATTAACCCCAAGCTTCAGCGTCTTCTCTGCATCAAATACAGAAAGATATTCTGCAAAACTCATCGCTTTTTCGGCTTTGTATTTACCTGCGTCCTCATTAATCAATTCAAAGGATAGTGACCATGCTGTTGCTGTAATTGTCTCTTCTGTCTGGTCGGTATTTATAATATTTAAGTAATACGATTTGCCTTTATAAATAAATGCTACCTTATTCCCTATTGTAACATGTTCTGAGTCTCCATGCTTTGCATTTACCGTAAAACTATAAGTATTGGCTGCGCCTTGCAAATACTCGTGAAGTTCATCGTTCCAGTAATGCATGGACTTTTTATGTTTGTTATCCATAAATGCTACTGGCATGTTATTCGTGTTTAAAATCGCAATTCTGACATGTTCCATTATAAATATACCTCCCGTATTTTTGCTCTGATCCGTGGCGGTGGAGATGAAAAAGAAGAATAACAGAACTGAACCTCTGTTGTTCCTGGTGGAACTTTAAAATAATCCGTGCCGGTAATTTCATCTCCTCTTGCCGACATCCCATTCACAAGAACCTTTGCACTCTCTCCATCGATCGTAACCACGTCCCCAGCTTTATACCTATTTGGAATATCCCTATATTTTTCTACATTATTTTTAGTAAACGAAAAGTGTTTAATATAATTCCTTGTAACATATTGATTAGCAAGGTTACGATTCCCCCATTGTCCAATCCATATCTGCACCTTCTTACACTCCATATTTTTGATTTCAGGCAAGGTGTAAGTGAAATATTGTCCATACCAGAAAATTCTCAGACGATCTCCTTCTTTAAGGAAATCATTGTGTCCTCCACCCATTTTGAGATTATATGGATTTCCTTCACCGTTTGTCGGAGAAAAATCAATACTTTTGAGTAGCTTATTTTTAGGACCGAACCAGTCCACGTGAGCCATGTTTCCAACTAAGTCACTTTTATTGATTGACATCGCACAAATAACTTGATTATCGCCTGTCAGGAATGCGATTGTCTGTGCCCCTGTCTGCCCCATTAATCCAGTTTCAAACCAGTGCTGAGTATAGCAGTAGAAGTTCTTTGATCCAGTCGCTCCTTCACTATCCGCCGGAATTGTAATGGTCTTCATCCCACCATTCCACCAATTCGCAGATCCCGACTGCCCTCCAGCAAGAAGAAGACAATTATTTCCAGCTACGTCACGCACTTCGAGAGTTCCACTTGTTGTATTCGATGGATTCTGAGCAGATGTTCCGTGATCTGTTGCGAATTTCCCGAATCCCTTTGCAAGCACCTCTGATGCTTTATACGTTTCTCCGTCAGCTTCTTCCTCTTTTCCAAGCTGAATAATGCCATACTGGCTAATCAGTCCGATGAATCCGTTTTCGTGATCGTGTGTAATCTCATAGTCCACATCCGCCCATTCTGTGCCATTGTTTTGGATAGTAATTGTCTGGTAACCGTCTTGCTGAACGCCATCGAAATTAAACTCTGCCACAGAGTAAGCTACACCATCCGGAACAATCCATGTGATTGTGCCTTTTCCGAAGATTGAGACCTGCGTTATATCAAGATTACCATTCGGTATTGCGTAAAAATAACGATTCGGGTAATTACCAAACACAAGCCTTTTTGGCTCTGAAACGTTTAGTATCTTCTGAATTTTATTGTAGCTTTCTGCAATGTCTCCGATTAATTCGAACGGCATCTCTATAACTCTTGACTTGTAAGTACTATATCCGAACTCTTCGCCTTTACATGATTCGGCACTCTCTAAAAGTTCCGTTTCTCTATCTACCCCATTAAACGGAGAAAACCCGGATAGTACATTTAAGTACTTTCCGAGTTCCTGGTCATTGAATTTTACAGATAGACTCAAGTTCTATCTCCTCCTAACATTTTTCTGAATTCTTGATTCTTTTTCATCTGTCTTTGCATTGGCGTAGCAAGCACTCTGGACGTCTCTATAGAATCAATCTTATTAACGATCTCGACTGGTCTGTTTGCAAGTCTGGATAGACGTTCTACCGCATAAATCAGATCGCTAGTATCTGTCGTTCTGATTGCGGATTTTGAAGCCACATATCCACTCGCTGTCGAACTAGCTGATGATGTGATCCCGAGAGCTGTTCCTTGTATACGCGATACCATCTTACTCGCCTGTTTTTCCATGTCTTTGTACGGGATATTGTCCTCAAACCCAACGCCAATACCGAGAGCCATGTTTTTCCCGACTTGATCTCTAAATACGCGTGATGGAGAATGAATCCCGAGCTTATTCTTAACCCAGTTCAAAGCATCTGTTGCAGCACTTACCGCAGCATCTACGAGTTGCCCCGCCGCAGAAGCTACACCAGAAGCAATTCCTTTAATGATATTAACTCCGACACTAAGCCAGTCCACACTTAAAAACGCATCTTTGATTGCGGATATAATCTGCGGTATTTTTCCCACGAGGTTTGGTATAGCCCGGATTAAACCAGAAGCTAATTCGCCAATAATTTTAATACCCGTGGATAGAATCTGCGGAAGATTACTTGCGACACTCGATACGAACCGAGTAATCGCCTGCGCCGCTGCTGATACAATGGAAGGAAGATTGTTTATAATGCCATCTACGAGACGTAAAATCATCTGTACGCCAGATTGTAATACCGACGGGAGTGATGATAAAAGACCGCTCACGAAATTCGTGATCACCATTGCTCCCTGCGTAATTAGTTGTGGAAGATTTTCTAAAATTCCAAGTGCAATTTGCGTTATAAATTCAAATCCCTTAATACGCAGTGCAGGTATTCCGGTCGCAATCCCGAGTAAAAATTGGTTTAAAAGCTCAAAACCAGTCGAGATAAGAGACGGGGCATTTTCCATTATGCCAGTAAATAAACCGCTTACGATATTTCCAGCAGCCTGTATCATACCGGAAACTCCGTTTTCTTCAAATCCCTTCGTAAGCTGTTCAATTGCGCTGATTGCTGCAGGTAATAATGATTCTGTAAGTCCGTCAGATATTGGTTTCACAACCTCGCCTAACAACTGCTGTGCATTGTCTTTCAGAGTCGAGATAAGCCCGCTAAATGTCTGACTCTGTTTTTCCATGCTCTGGAAATACTTGCCTCCCTCAGATGTCGCTCTCTGCATAGACGCTGTAATTTCATCTACAGAGATTGTTCCCTTGCTGATTCTGTCATACAAGGATGACATTGACTCCCCTGTGCTTTCAGAAATCTCCTGCAGCGGGTTAAACCCTGCTTCAATCATCTGTTTCACATCTTCTAGGGAGACCTTGCCAGCCGAGGACATCTGTCCATAAGCGGTGGCAATTCTAGACATTTTCTCCGCAGATCCTTGCGAGATGTCGCCAAGCATCATCATCTTATCCATAGCTTCATCTGCGCTAAAACCGTAATTCATCAGTAATTGCGTGGTATCTGCTAAATCCGGAAGTTCAAACGGTGTTGATGCTCCGACTTTTTTTAATCTGTCAATTACTTCCGCTGCCTTTTCTGCGGAACCAGTCATTACCTCGAACGATGTCTGATATGACTCTATAGATGCGTTGTATTTAACACCTGCAACAACGCCAGCCCCGAGCGCAGCTGTAACAGCCCCAACTGCAGCAACTGCGACGCCTGCGCCTTTCTTGGCTATTCCCCCAAGTTTAGAAACTCCGGAATTAAAACCGGATTCATTTATTTCTGTATCAAATTTCAATGAGCCATCATAACCCATACTATCCCTCCTTTATGGATAGCACAGGCTCATAGGCTCAATTAAGTGCTTTATTTTTTAATTTCTATTTCTTTTTTGCAAGTCCGACACTTGACGTAGACACCATGGCTTCGAGCTGTATTATCTGCAATAGCAAGTTTACAACCACAAGCAGGGCATCTAATCCATTCCCGGACTAAAATTGGCTCTTTTTTCATGTTTAACACCTACACAAAAGCATCGCCGATGTCATAATCGGTCAATTCTTCCTGCTTTAATTCAATAACTTTCTGTATTTTTCGAACTCGTTTCCGCTCTTCCGGGTCCCTTATTTCGCTTAGATTAATTCCTCTATACATAATTCTTTTTTTAATTTCATTTTCCTCTGATAACCCGTCAAAAAGCATCCGGAATTTCCACCAGTGCATATATTTTATATCAATTAAGTCGATCCCGTAGTCGCGCAAAAATGCTGATAATATATAGGGATAATCGATGGAAAAGGAAAAAAGATTCTTCTGCCTCACTGTTCCGGTTTGACTGGCTTCTCTGTCTGAAAAATCAGCACTCATAAAGTCGCATAATGCGTCAATTGCAGGCTGCGATATTTCGACATCGTCGAGAAAATACTCACTCAAAATCAACAGCTTATCCACGGACTTGATATCTTTATCTTTTAACATATCCAAAAGAGAAATATAGTCCCGAAAATCGGTTCTGATTCTTACAAGCCTTCCGCTTACCATTACCGATGTCGGGAGGGCTTCATAGAAGAGGTTCATCGGTTCTTCTTCGCCCCTCTCCTTGCCTTCCTGTTTGGTGCATACTTGTTAACCATGCTGTTATATCTGGACTGCTCGCTGTTCCGGAAATCAAACAAAGAATTGGCTGCTTTAACTCTCATGTCCATGCTGTTCTTGCCGAGAAACATTTTCCCACTCGTTCCGTTTCCGAATAATCGATCATAAAAATCATCAAAAACCTTACATTGTGCTCTCGTGATCTCGGATACTTTTCCAACTTTCGGTACTTTTTCGGATTCCTCAACCATTTTTTCGTAGCAGCCCTCGAATTTCTCCATAAAATCTGCGTCCGTAAAATCAATTTCCGTTTCAAAATTGTTAAATTTCCACTGGCTCATCGGCTCACTCTCCTATTCTTTCTTGCGTTTTTTGACTGCCTTAATTTGGCGGTAGCTACTCCCCCATGTAGTCACCTTTGGCGTAAGTCACTGTTTTAGATGTAATATCTACCTCTGTAACATATCCTTCTTCAACATCGGATACAGCCTTCAGCGATCCGCTGTAAACTAACGCGTCTGTTCCGTCTCCGTCCGAATCCGGGATAACTGCATAAGTTCTCTTTGTGGCAAAACACTTATCGCCTTTCGTATTTTTCTTATAAAAATCCACTGTGACAACTTCCACATGAGCATCATCTGCAACTTTCTCTCCATCATGGATTGCCGCAATGCGCTCATGGACTGGATTTCCTGCGTACATATCGAAGGAGTATTCCGTAGCTGGTGCGTATCCAACTACATCCGATCTTTCCGTACTTTCATCCACGTACTGCCTAGAGTACTCTTTCGGATTCTTCCCGTTCGTCATCGATGTGAAATTAGTCATTCTTTCGAATTTTGGCGAACTGTTTGTTGTATCCGTGTTTAAAAACGCTACTCGCAGGTGTCTGCCTACTAATTTTGGTGCTGTTACTGCCATGCTTATACCTCCTGTGTATAAATTAAGCGGCACTCAATACGATATTTAGCTTTTTCCTCGTTAATATCGTACAAGTAACCGCTGTTTAAAGTTTCTACCGTTATCGGACTCTTCTTTTCTCCAAGCTCCGGCAGGTTATTAATAAAACTCTGTTTCTCCAACCACTCCTCAAAGCTTTGGAAGAATCCGCTATTTTCAATGTTAATTCTTGCATCTTGATCGTATTCGTCTTGGCTTGTAAAGGCGAATTGAAACTGCTTCTTCGCCCCTCCATCCATATATCTCTGAATAATCGGATCGCACGGAAGAGGGTCAACAGAATACCCCATATCCGTTCCGATATAGTCCACATTTACACGCCCATCACTTAAAAAAGGGCATGTGAGGATATACGATCTTACGCTGTCAATGAGATTTGACATACTTCGCCGCTCCTTTCAGAATGAAATCCTTGTGGCGATTCTTCATGCGTTCGAACCATCGTGATTTTTCCTTATGCTCATAATATTGTCTACGTGCATAAGGGGCAATCTGGTTGATCTCGCCGCTACCAATCACAGTTCCGAGAGTTGCTGACTTAACAAGCACACCTGTACGTCTTGGAGTCTCCGGGTTCATGCGCCGGATACACTCTGAATCAACAAATTCCTGCGCATTCGCAAAACCAGATTCCATGTTGGGCTTAAAGCCCGGATTCCAGTCAAGTCTTGCAATCGTTCTACCTTTTAAATTCCCTTTGGAAATCGTGTATGTTGATATCGTGCCTCTTGGTGTTTCGATTTGGAATTTTTTCTTTCCTTTTGCCATTACACGCCCACCACCTTAATATGCGGATTGCTGCCAAAAGTATTGCAGTTTGCAGATGTAATTCTAGTCTTGTCCAGTCCGTCCAAGTCCCTAATCGTCTGCATGTCAACCTTGCAATCGCCTTTTACAAGGTAATCGTCTTTCTTAATTTCCACGTTCGTATCCGGGATTCTGACCGTGTAAGTGTCTGCTTGCTTTAATCCATCTGTCGTGATCTGCGACTTTTCGTTTTTGTACCACCATACCTCTGGGATATACGTTCGCTCCCACTCATCCAGTCTGGTTTCAGAGTTGTATTTTCTGCTGTACAGTGTTGCATCTGTGTTGGTTATCATGGTTCTACCCCCATATACAAGAGACCAGTCGGCATAAGATAGAGTTCCAATGTGTTAAATATTTTTCTGCCAAGCAGTTCATCTGCTGTTCCCCCGTTTCCTCCGCTTTCGTAGCTGACAGAGTATCCATCTGTGTTTTCGGATGTAACCACGCGCCCAGAATGCTTGCTTCTGACCTTTTCGTCATTTGCAATCAAATCGCAGACAGAGCAGGTGGCAAGCTTTACTTCTTCCATTTCCATATTGTCATCAGCGCGCCCGAAGGTAATCCTTCGGACATAAGCTGATGCTGGAATAACAGATTTATCAAATTCTTCATCTGTTAAATTTCCCCTATATTCAGAGACGTAAAATGTATAATCCGCATACAAGTTCATTTACATCAACTCCTATTTCTACTACGCTGCAGTATGTACATAGATAGCCACTTTCTTGTTATCTTTCGCCTCTGCGATACCTACGGTACGATATCCGAACTTCCAAGCATCTGCATCCTGATTCACTTCCGGAGTAATGATCTTAGATACAGTGTGTTTCTGATTCTGGATCACTGCATTTTTATCCACAATCAGGAAATCAATCTTTTTCCCTCCTGCCGTTGCGAATCCGCCGGCACCGGAAGCGGTCAGCGTGACCTTATCAAAAAATCTTCCCTCAGGAACCTCAATCACACCAGCCCATCCATCTAATACTCTTTTGGATGCTGTAGTGTCAAGATCATCAATATCCCCTTTAAGCTGCGCAGAAATGTACAAATAACAGGTTTCCGGTTTCGCTTCTGCATTTTTAATGGCTGTTTTTCCCTTACGGATGGCGGCTATTCCTGCCTTTGCATCTGCAATCGCCGCTGCCACTTTATTAGCGGATGGTGCGTATCCTGCATAAGATGCCAATCTCCAAGCATCCAGTTCCGGTACCACCTGTGTCCTCAAAAACTCCCCGGAAAGACGCCCAAAAGCAACGCCTGCAGATTCGATATTATCCATCGCATCCACCGTAAACATACGACCACGATCATACGTGCACTTCTTGGTTTCGTACTCCAGTGTTACATCGCCAGCAACATAGCCTGTCTGCTTATTGTAGTCTGCAAGTCCCTGCATGGACATTTTCGGGATCAGAATCTCATTCGCGTTTGCTCCCTCTCTCACAAGCTCATTCGGACCATCTAAAACCGCTGTCAAAGACGCCAGTTTGTAAACTTCGTCCAACATCGTAGAGTATGCTTTTCTTAATGCAATTGTGTTCGCCATATCTTATTACCTCATTCTTTCAAAATTATTTTTCTGCCGGAAGCCCCATAGCCGCTCTGATTGCCGAGAAATTATCTCCACCTGTGCCAGAGCCGCCAGTTGCTCCCACTGGGTTCTTAAAAGGCTCATCAGAGCCAAATAAATAAGCATCAGACTCCTTTACGGTTTCCAATGCTTTCTTAATGTCCTCAGACTGGTTTTTTGATTCTTTCAAAGCGTTCATATCAAGCATAGCCATAACTGCTTTTTCATTGCGTCCCCCGGCTGTCTTGATAGCTTCTTTGATCGTGTCGGAAAAGATACGGTCCGCTTCTTTGGCAGCATACTCATCATCTTTGTCCTTTAACTGCTGATTCAGTTTGTCGATTTCGCCCTGCATAGCTGCCGGGTCAACATCTTTAAACTTTTCCAAAGATTCCGTTGCAGTCTCAAGCTGACTCTTGTAATTGTCACGCTCACCCTCTACTTTGGTAGTCTTTGCCTTTTCAGCTGCAATATCTTTTCCATTCTCTGCCATGATTTTATCAATAGCATCCTGTTCCAATCCGAGTCCTTTTAAAAAATCTGTTTTCATGCTTCATTCTCCTTTCGTGTTAGGTAGTTTTAGGCGTGTTACCATCCGCCACGAATTGACTGTTTAAGGTCTAATCAACTGACCAAAAGGCATAAAAATAACACATATCTCTATGTGCCAATGTCTTACTTATTCAATTTTCCCGCACTTTACACAACGCCGCACATAACCTTTTGTAGCCTTGTCATAATGCTTGCGGTACTTGTGCTTACAAAATCTCTGTTTCAGCCATTTAAGCATATCTTCCCTCCTAAAGTAACGCCTGCACCTGCTCTTTTAAGCTCTCCGGTACTTCATCAATTCTCAAGTGCCCGCCTTTAATCCTATTAGCTAAAAACTGTGCCATAATTTACACCCCCATTTTCATAGTCGCAAGAATTAATTCCTGCACTGCCTGGTCTGTGACTTCTTGTGCCGTCTGTGTTGCTTTTAAGTCCTTTTGTAACTTTCCATAGGCGCTCATACCGTCATCCACTGCTTCGTATTCTTTGATTACATTTTCTTCTGTCTCTGTGTATCCGACAAAGACAAGGTTACTAAATCCCTCTGGTTTCTCTTCCTTAAGTGGCTTGTAGCCCTCTTTCTTGATGGAGCTGATTCTTACAGTTCCGTTTTCCATGATTTTTGCGTAGTTCATATTTATTTCTCCTTTCGATAGGTTAATTTGATTCCACATGGTACTTCTCCGCTGTCTACCGTGATATTCGTTGTGCCATTGTAGCTGTGCAGATTCCTAAGTTGTGTCTGTTCGGATTCCGAGAGTGGGACGAATTCGGTGGTTTTACGTTCGAATATAATCGTTTTCTCGAATGGCAAATTCTTAAGCCAATGGTTGGCTTGCTCAAGTGTTTCAACCCCTGTGTTTTCGTAGAAATAGATATAAATATCGCCACTTCCTACTATACCAATAGAATAGTCGTTTCTTACATTATCCGTTGTCAGAAAATTACACATAACTTTATCTGTCTGTGGAAATTTGCCATTTAAAGAAGTTTTAAATCGTCTTCGAATTCTTCCACTTATATTCTCGTCCGATGCTTTCGATACGAATGTAAATTCTTTCGCTATTTTTCCACTGTACAGCCAACCCATACTCCCACCCTGCTCGACTAACTTATCCCATTTGGTAATTGGGCGGTCTGAGGTGAGGGTGAGGGTTTGTTCGGTGTAAGGTTGGTATATGTTTAATGCTACATTTTCACTTTCTTCTGCAATCATTAATTTTTTAAATGCACCACCGATTTTTAGTTTAACATCTGTATACAACAGAATCTCGCACTTAACAGTATCGACAGGGACTATGGCACTCTTTGTATAATTACAAACATATCCTATCATTTTAGGGAGATCAAATATATATGATACTGTTCCATTACTCTTTGTACATTTGATTCTAACTCCACAATCTGAATTTGTTATGCTATCAATTTCAAATGTATAAGAAATGTTGTATTTCCCCCCAGCCTTTAAATTAATATCTCCGATTGGTGTTCCCCGCTTGGCTTCTGTGTGAAATTCAGATTCAGATATTTTATTTATCGATCCAACATAATTATTAATATCAAAAATATTTCTCCCAGTCACTTTCACATCAATTTCATACTTTTGAGTTCCCTCATTCCACTTTCCTGCGCTTTTAATTTCCTGCGGATTGTCCGGCGATGGATTCTCGCCTTGCATACTATTACCAATCAATTCCACCCTCTCCAACGGCGCTTTTAAGCTGTTTGGAAGCATTAAACTCCCTACCCCTTCCACTTCTACCTTGTCATAATTCGGTGGCTGTGGAGGGGATACAGCGCCACCTAGAGGGCATACCATATCAACACCGATGATTCCGGTGCCGTCTACCATTTTAAGCATTGCACTTCTACTCCTTTTTCGCTTGTTGCTGTGGGAATGATTTGGACGAGGTTACTCTTTCCGCCACCATAAGAACCATACTGCAATCGTTGTGCAGTCTGCGCCGGAATCAGTACGCTCTGCTCTTTTGTTGCATCTCTTTCCAACGAAGCATATATCTCTCCGTCTGTAAGGTTTTTAATCAGAAATTCAGATGCTGCCACCTCAAATTCAAAAATCAGTGTTGCCGATGCTGTCGGCTGTCTCATTACTTTTACTTTGCTCATTTTTCTCACCTCCTAAATCGTTTCGGTACGGGTGCTACTCTTCCGTGCATATCGTAATAGATGCGCTCTCGTTCTTGCTGTAGCCCTATTCGTTTACAAAATCTGGTGTATTCTCCCAGTTGCCCTTGATACTTTGCTTTTGCAAGCATCACATCATCTGGGTCAGCTCCACCCTGTTTTAATAGCACAGCCTTTTCCCTCTGCGCCCTCATAGCAGTTTCCATTTTACGCTGTTGCTGTTTAGCTTCGTACAAGGTGTATTCCTTGCCTTTAAAGGTCTTCGGTATGCTTTCCTTGCGGTTCTGCTCTGCAAGCCACTCATCTGTCCAGTTACGCTCTGAGATACCTTTCACAAAGGGGTAATACATATGATAACAATTCGCCCCAAGCAATCCAGTGACACTTCCCAGTCCGCATACTGTTGTGAGCTCCTCTTTGCTGTACACTCTGCCCTGCCATGCTGCATGAGTCGGTCTGGCTCCAGCATGCCATTCCACTTCGAAATAATCTGTTCCGAGCTTTTTGGCATTCATTTCAGATATTTTACCGCTTAATTGTGATACTCCAGTCATCACAGCCCTGCGAGCTGCTACGTCAATCCGGTTCGCCCTGCCAGATGCATAATCAATCTGTCGCAGTCCGCTGTTTGTTAGCTGCGTGACTACTCTACGCAAAACACTGTTGTAATCAAATGCACCTGTTACAATATCTAAGCAGGCGGCATCTAAATACTTCTGATAGACTTCGGCTAATGGAGTTAACACTGGCTTACCAGTTCCATAATCCAAATAAAATCCAAGTGATTTAGTAATGTTCTGCAAGTCATTTTCGCTTTGCTGTATTAGAGCTTCTGTGATCTGCTGTAGCTCTTCATTCTCTTCGTAAGGGATAAATTCTGCATTGATCTGCTCGTATATATCTTTGTTGCGGACGTATTCCCATTCGATTACCTTGTCATATAGTTCAAACATCTCCGGATAAGACTTATTCAGTGCCTCTTTCAGCATATTTTCGATGTCTTCGGGAGAATATCCTAAAATACTAAGCCTATTAATCTGCCAGTCTGCTGTACTTGTGATTTTACCAGTTTCCCTTATCCTGCGAACGATGTCTTCCATGATCCGCATTTCCAGATCAGAGAAATGCTTCTCAATCTGCCCGGATAGTTGCTTCTTGTAATCTTCTCTCAATCAGCTCACCTACTCCATGACTTGATTCTGCTCTGGCAGCATCTTCTTTGCCGTGGCTTCATCCTCGTTGTACCATTTCATGCGGTATTCCAGATGCGACATCACTCCCATGCTCACGTCCTGTCTGTCCTGCTGACGCTCTGCTTCCTCATCAGTCAGAATAGAATCGTTGAATTTGCAAGAGAACTCATAGCCTGAGTTGAGCATGCTATTGTAAAACGCAAGTCCGGCAACGAAATCCTCTAAGCAATCGTATAAGTTATTCTGGATCGCCGTTACTCGGTTGTATTTCCGATTCTTCGATGCTTTAATTTCTGTGGCTGTCTTTGCCACTTCCTGCGCATCTGACAAATCGCCATAAGCTAGACCGACAGAGAATTCAATTTCTCGCTTATATTCCTCTAATCCTCGTTTAAACGATTCATCTCGCATTTCTGGGGAGTACTCTTTTAAAAGCTCTTGATCTTTTCCGGCTTCCAAATTTAAGCCTCTGTATAGGCGTTTGTTGAGCTTTGCCATTCCAAATCTTCCGGTTGTTTTATCTTGTTTCAATGCCCTGTTATCTACATGGATAGCACGCTCACCGGATTCAAACTCCCAGTCAAGCCTTGCGCCCTGAATATCTGTCTTTTTAATCAGTTCCACTGCCGAATCATATAGGGATACACCGCAAGCGGAGCCATCTACTTTGTTTTTAATCGGATTCCGATAGTATCCAAAGTCCATCCGATTCATGCCGGGATAGGTAATCGGCCCCGGTTCGATGTTCTCCCACTCTTCCACAGCTTCTAAGCTGCATGGCAGACCAATATCTTTTTCTGTCTGCGAGTGGAAACATTTGTTTTCTATGGTCAGATTTCCGTCAATGAAATAGTGCCGTTCAAGCCTTGTGAAATAATCAGCGTCCCCAACCTTTTTTACGGTCAAAAATGCAATATCATTCGGCTTTCCATCATCCCCAAAGCTGATTGGGATAATCTTGTCGGCTGAGACAAATTCTGCAGCCGATTCTCCCAGTGGTTTCAAAACAAATGACCCAAGCGCAAGCCCTTCCTGCAGGTTTTCATTCAGACTCGTGATATTCTTCTGATAGATCTTGTCCAGACGTTCATTTGTCACACTGGTTTCCATTTCCACCAGTGCGCAGTCTGCAAACTCTCGGCAAATTCCGTCTTCAATTCCAAGGGAAACAATGCTGTCAGAAATCCAATCCGCATCCCCATTTAACATTTGTTTCCATCTGTTGATTGCATCTATCATGTCGTTGGATAGTGCGATATCCTTGCCGATGATCTGTTTTAATGTCGTATATCCAAACATTCTCATGATTCCTTTCCATAATCTCTTAATTCCATCAAACATTTTCCACCTCTTCAATCAGGTATTTCATGTCGCGTTCGATCGTGTACTCAAACGCATCCAAGCTGTCAATATCAGTGCTGCCATCGTCCAGACGTTCGTCTTTCCCTACTACCTCTTTATTCCAAACGGCATCCGAAAAGGCAGTTTGCAGAGATTCGCAGTCTTTTGTAATAAAAAACCGCCTAGCCCCCATGAGCTTGACGGTACATCTAATTCTGTCATTTATCGGTCTTTTCTTTGCGGGTCGGACGCTAATCCACGGAAATTCTTTTTCTACGGCGTTTCGGATGGAATTACCGAGGACTGTTTCTGCGTTGTCCCAGTATACGGATTCTACGTTGCAGTATTGTACATAGTCTCCGCTTCTCACGCATATAGAGTAATCATCTATTACTTCTCGGATAAATTCGCAAAACAGCTCATTCAGTCTGTTGCTGTCGATGTCTTCTTTTTCATCTTTTGCCATGATTCTGCGGGATTTTAAAGCGATTACGTTTCTGTAATCATCTGTATATCCTCTTGCCACAAAAGAATGGCCGGACTGATTTCCACCAAAGTCCAAGCCAATCTCGATAGATGTGATATCTTCCTTTCGAAACTGCTTATGTGCTGGATCCGGCGTAAACTCATCTACAATTTCACACCGGAACGCTTCTGGATTATCTGCAAACCGCTTGTAGATAGAGCCGTCAGCTCTTTTCCAAAGTCCAAGGATAAGGCGATCATAATAGATTGTGCCTTCGTATTCCTTGCAAAGCTGCTTTACATACTCCTCCGGCAAAAACGGGTTGTCAAAGATTGTGTATTTCTGCAAGTAGATGTCTAGCTCCGGATTATCAATGAACTCTTTGAGCCAATGCGTTGGATGTTCCGGGTTGCAAGCTCCGTCGAAGCACGAATACGGCTTATCTAAACGCGATTTAAGCATCTGGAATACTTCTTTGTTCCACTTCGCTATCTCATCTCCATAACAATATTTAATAGATGAGCCTTGAATTTTAGCAACCTGACTGACTTTCTCTGCGCCAAGGCAATAAACCTCTTCTCCGAATAAATAAGCTGTATTGCGGCTGTTTATAGTCCCCACACGCTTATCGGTATATATTTCTCTAAGCGGTTGCAATACATTTCGCTCAATCGTGTCCCTCGATACTCCCAATATAACCGTAAGTCCCGGCTTTCTTAGTCTCTCGATTATTCTAACCGGAATTACCGCCGACGTATCTACAAACGATTTTCCCGAACGAACGGCACCTGACTTTATATTCCATCGGTGTGTGGACTGTTTCGTATACTCAACTTGCTTCTCGCTTAATTTAATCATGGTTCTTCATCCCTTCAATGAATTTCAGAACCATGTCATTATCTTCGACGTAGTTTTTAGTCGCATACTCGTTTTCCATTCGATTGTCAGTATCTATTGCTTTGATCCTATCAGAACATTGGTTGTCTGCATCTCTTGCCATATCTGCAAGCAGCTTTCTTTTTTCCCAGCGCGTTAAAAGTGCATCGTCCTTTTGCTCTGCTAGAATTTCGTTATACCTTTCCACAACCTTACCAAACAACTCCGATGCCTTACTATCAACTGTTGTATCTTTCCAGCTCTTTGATTTCGGAAACGCATCTCGGTAAGCCAAACGCTGGCTCATTCCGGATACTAGGTTCTGTACATATTTTTCGTGCCTTGGATTTTTTAATGTTCCCATCTGGCTCACCACCTTTCTTACTTCCTCTGCCTCCCATAGTTTTAATGCCCTCTCATTCCTTTTCTTGGTCTAGGAGCAGCTTTAACCCAAGAAATATCAAGATCCTTTTCTACTTCCTTCCTTTGCTTCTTATGTTCTTCTTCTAATTTCTTGCGTTCCTTCGCTCCAATCACGCTAGTCTTTGCTCCATTCGATTCGATTCTATCTTTAAATTCTTTCGGAGTCATATTGTTCGGTATTTCTTGTGGCATTCCGCCCATTCCATTTGTGTAATAGTTTACTCCGCCTTTTGTGTTAAAAAAATATGTGGTTTTCTCTCCATTAAAGTCCACGGTTAGACCGGCAACTCCGCCGCCAGTTCCAATTCCTCCGCTTTTACTACCTCTACCACCCATTACACTTAGCCTCCTTAAATTTATCCGTAAACGCTTTTACTCTAACGATATTTCCCTTGCATTCGTCAGGGATTCCGCCATAAAAAATAATGGTTTCTGGATGCAATCTGTTTATCATTTCTTTGTAACCGGCAACAAACAATTTCTTGCTATCTTTATCTTTCATGCATCCAACACTTGAAACTGCCACCGTGCCGCCCTCTGGTTCTCCGTCAAAGCACCAGTCAAACGATTCTTTATCGCTCCACGCAATTGTAGGTATTACCTTAATCCCTAGCATCTGCATATATGCGCCAATCCAGTGTTTGCGATAATGATTATATATCTGCACCGCTTTCGGATAATCCAAATATAGACTAAAGTCAGGTGTTAGCACATAATCAAATTCTTGTAGCATGGGAATATATGCATCGATATTCGTCCACAATCTCTGGAATTGATAATCATCAATAAAAAAATGGCAAACTTTACCATTTCTATTTTTCGCCGTTCTTGCGTAATTAAACGATATAAACTCATGCTCTCCTTCATAACTTTCCGGATCAAGGCGTGGTATATCGTATTTCCCGCATCCATTAAATACATACTTTTCCAAGTTTTCACAGTTTCTCGAATTTGCATATCTCATTTTTACTCTCCAAACAAAAAAATCCAGCCGACAGCCGGATATGTTAAACTTTTAGGACTACTGCATAACATAATAGCAAAACCAAACAACGTAACCAAAAGAAAGGAGGTTGCAGTAGTCCACAACAGGCGCAATCGGAATTGAACCGATGACATATGGTTTTGGAGACCATCGCTCTGCCAACTGAGCTATACACCCATAGGATGCCTTTTATTGACATCCTTTCCCCTATCCGCACTCGAGGACTAAAACACTAAATATAGATCATGTCTACTTGTTTACTTGGCAGATCTGCGGATATCTGCCTTTTGTGATATCACATCGTAGCACTTCCACGGCATTCCGGATTTTTAATATTTACCGTGATATGCTACTAAGCCATGTGCAGGAGTTGAACCTGCTTATCCATTCATGGCATGCAAAACGCCCTGCAAAAGCGGGGCGCCTTAGTGAGAAACAGTGTTATAATCATTTTCCCTTTTCGGGTATGATACCATATTACCATTTTAAAACCGTCGTTACCGTCGTTTTTCAATTTTTTCTAAAAATCTGTTATGTTTACAGCGGCAACTATCATCCGTATAGACTTTCTTTCGCTTCGGAAAGGCGCGATTCATCCGATGTGCAACTTGGATCCAGTTTAAATCATCAATGTAGTAAAATCTCAGAATCATTCTGATTTCGCTTTTCTCAACTTGTTGTATGTATTCCTCCACTTGTGTTTGCTTTTCGAGCAGATCAGTTTCCAATAACTCTAGCTGTGTAATCTTTCTTTCATAAGCAGCCTGCTTCCGGATAATTGCCATTGTAGGCTTACCGTGTATCTTCACTGTCCGAAGTGGCTTTTTCCCTTTCTTTCCGCAAGTCACAGAATCTGTAACAACTGTCTTATTTAGCCTATCCAGTGCTTTCTTGTCCTCTTGTATCCGTCTTCTAAGGTCTTTAATCTCTTCTTTCATATCTGCGTACTCGATTAATATCTGCTTGTCCACCGGCATCAATCCCCTTTCTCCTTAATCTTCCCACTCAAATCAACTCCCCATTTTCTCAGACATTGTTTTACGCTATACTCTTGATATGCCGGACGTTTAAATGCTTTTACGGCATTATCCGGAGCTTTATGACTTTCCATTTCATCATAGTGCTGCTCCTGGTCCATCTTCATCTGCCTTCGGTTTCTTCTATGCTCCATCTCTTCACTCCCTTTCGTCTCTAGCGGACCATGCAAGTATGCCAAAGAACAACGTCACCAAAAGAATCATCCCTACTCCAATAAGATGCATTACTGCAAATATTACTTCTATCATTTTATTCTCTCCATTCTTTCCCATGATACTTTATAATATGCTGTTTTGGTTTTTCTTACTCCTTTACCATGTGCTCCTTAAATGTTATAATTGGCTTATCAATTCTTTTTATCTAAGGAGGCATTTCTATGTGTGATTATCAAAAATACGAGTCTTACGAAACATTTCTGTTATATCAAGAATTTCTTTCCATCCCAGACAATCCATTTTCTTTCCAGCTGCCCGAAGGAATGATGATGACCAGTGATATGATACATACATTCCTTCAGGCTGCTTACAATGCTAAAGGCCTGTCTATTTTGGATTCTTGATATATGGTTCTGTCTTTAATCTCCATGCTGTCACAACATCGTATATCAACTCTTAACTCAATTACTCAACTCTTGTTTGAATCTTGTCTAAACCTTGTCTAACTTTCCGTCCAGTCAAGCCTCTGTCCACACCATTTGCAATAATCTTCATAAATGTCGAGAGGCTCTATTTCACTGCCGCAATTTTTGCATTCATAAAACTCTCTGTATATTCCGCCAACAACCTCTTTTGGTTTTATTGCTAACTGCTTTTCCAATGCTTCGATTGCTAAATCGCAATGTTTGGAAGCACCGCGGAATCCTCTTTCTCGCATCTGGATGGATAATTCTTTGAAATCTTCTATCGCTTCTCTAACTTTCTTCTCGTCCATTTTCTACCTCACTATTCATCTGCAATAAAATCTTTAATATGCATTTGTCCCGGAACATTTTCATCTCCAATCCACCAAGCAAACACATCTTCACCTGTCTTCCATGTATTCTCTTTCCCTCTTCTTTCACGCTCTTTCAACATCCTCTCGAACGCATGTATGTATAGCTTTTTATATTCCGGGAAATCCTCAAACTCTCTTTTCCTCTTCTTTCCTGCCATCGGACAGCCTATGCACCCAACACGATCATATCCGCATTGGTATAGTTCGCATGTTTCTATTTTCTCGGAATTTATATATTCCCAGACATCTCTGTGCGTCCAATCGATAATAGGATTCACGACCATCTTATTCTGTTGCATACATAGCTCATTCATTCGTCTTCGCTTATCGTTGTCATTCATCAACATTATTATCGTGAATTTTTCCTTGTCTTTCTTTTTGTTTGCTATTTTCTCAAACTCTTCTCTTTGCATTCTAGCTGTGCTTTCATCCCATCTTACTCCAGTTGCAATATACCGATTGGCACATCCGGTTTCTTTCAAAACAGAGCAGCAATATCTCACTAACCTTGTTGGTGGCATCAACTTTTCTGGAATCAGCTTCCACATACTTGTTGGTTCGCCCTTATATGTAGGCATTTCAATTTCGCACTTGATCCATTCTGATTCTAATCCGCGAAACACCTTCTGTATATGTCTTACAGTCTGTGGTGCATCCGCAGTTGTATGGCTGTTATGTACTTCAAATGGGATCCCGGAACGCCTAAACAACTCCAGCAGCACATCGCTGTCCTTTCCGCCACTATATGCGCATACCAATGGTTTTTTGTAATGATGCAAGCTCATTTCGGATGCCATTCTAATTCTTTCGATTGCCATTTTTTCTTTGTCCATTTACTCCTTCTCCTCATACTCCGGGCACTCCACACAATACTCGTACTTATCCACGTCTGCGCACTGCATATTGCAAATATCATTTTCCGGACATTCTATGCAGCAGCATTCATAATCGCATATACTTGTGTTTGGTGCTTTACATTTGCCTATCATGTCTGTTTCACCTCATTCCTTCTCCGCTACAAACTGCCCACATCTTACTTTCCCGCCTTTGCAAGTGCCGCCATTTAAACTATGCCACATACAATCATAGCAACTTAGTTCCTTTTTCATAAAAACGAGCCAGTGTGTCTTTGCTCTTTTATTTCCTAATATCGGCTTTTCGTTAAACAGTTTTAATATTTCAGACAACTTAATCTGTTCTTCATTCCACTTAAAAATCAATGTCCCTTCCGGCTTCAGCACTCTCATGCATTCCGAAAAACCTTGTTTCAAATCCTCTCTCCAGTTCTCACTTAATTTTCCATATTTCTTGGCCAACCATGCTTTTTCTCCGACTTTCAATAAATGCGGCGGATCAAAAACAACCATGCTAAATGATTTATCGCTAAATGGTATCTTTCTAAAATCAGCAATTATGTCCGGCTTGACTTCTAATTTCCTGCCATCACAAAGAGTTTCTTCTATTTGCCGACAATCCATAAACAATACATCTGGATTATCTTTGTTAAAGTAAAACATCTTGCTCCCACAGCAGACATCTAAAATCGGCTTATACATTCTTCTTCCACCTTTCTTCCTCATTCTATCCATTCTCTTCTCCATCTCCTCCTGGAAGGAACTACACACCTCTTGCTCATCACTCTATTTTTTAAGCTCTTTAAAGATATGTGCTATAACATCAACCGTCCAACCGTTGCCAATCGCTTCAAATCTCCTAGTTTTAGGAATTCCTTCTGTGTAATTGTCGGGCAACGTTTGAAGCCTTTCAGCTTCGACAGGACTTAATATCTTATAAGTGCTATAATCTGTTTTATCTAGCAGGATATTACACTTTGTTTCGGTTCTGCATCTTGGTATAGTCGGTGATTTCCCATCAAGATAATAGAGCCTATACGCTTGTGAAAAATGCCCTTTATTTAATAGGTCGTATTTCACATAATTTTTCGTTGCGATTGCAGTTTGTAAAATCCTCTCGTCCGTCCTTATAAGTGCTTCATCATATATAAAAATATCTTTCAACAGAATTCCCTTATCTTGCGGCTGTATGACGTTAGGAATATTTGTCCAGTACAATCTTTTTCTGCGTTGCGCCGATACCAATTCGCTGTTTATCATTATTGGCTCCACTCCTAATTCGATGGTTATGTTTTCAATAATATTTTTCGGAATTCTATAATTGTTTTCGTATAAAAAATATTTTGGTTTTGCTTCATGTAAGGCTCTTACATAATGCTTAAACAATTCCCAACCTTCGCCCTGATTGATAAATAATTCCTTTGGGTTTTTTGCCTTGTGATTTTTGCTACAGCTCCAATTCGTGCAAGGGCTACCACCTATCAGTAAGTCAAACCCTTCATATTTTGTAAAATCTTCTGTTGTTACATTCCCACAATGATCTATTTGCGGATAATTTTTCTTACTTACTTTTATCGCATTTTGTTCGATTTCATAAGCCACATATCTTTCAACAAGAATTCCTACTCTTTCAAGTGCGACCATTCCGCATGATATTCCATCAAATAAACTTAGTACTTTCATTTTATTTCTGAAAGGAAACCCGGATTTTATGTGCGCACAACCTATTTTCCTTTCATTTTATTTTTTATCTTTTCCAAACACATTACACGGCTCTTCTGGCCATGTATGTTCTTCCGAAGATTTATTTCTTTTCCCTAACAAAATACACCCTCCCGTACCTCGCACACTTATACCTTCTGCCTGCATTAGTGACTCTCTTAAATCTCTCACAGCCACATCTGCACCGCTGTCGATTGCCGTCCTCATCCCTAAGGACAACAGTACGGTTTGTTGTCATAAATATCATTTTCCTCTCACCTTCTTCTTTCTTTTCTTCTTCGTCCCTTTATAGATAAATGCTGCCATACTTCCATTTTTCCTCATCTAGTCTGCCCCTTCTTTTATGTCAAAATTGACTTTCCTGCACTTCTACCCTTTGCCTCTTCCGCCAATTTTTCAAGCATTTCTTTGTTGTGCCGCTTTGCGATCAAATCCCTGACGCTTTCTTCCGGGAATTCTATAAGATAACTCACTTCTTTAATCCTGCTCGTGATTCTGTCCTCGTAATTTAACTCCTCGGTTGGCACATTACTTGTATAGATCGTTACTTTCTTGTGTATGTACCGCTCGTTTATGATGTTATAAAACTTTTCCTGCACCCATGGAGATATTCGCTCAACTCCAAAATCATCGATGATCAGCACATCTGCCAAGCACAACTGATCTATCAATCGGCTCTCTGCATACTCGCTATCTTTCTTCCAAGTGCTTCTGATCTCGTCCAGAATCCGTGTAGACACTGCAAATTTCACTTGCTTTTTATGTTTTTTCACAAGCTCATTTGCAATGCTTGCAGCCATCCTTGTTTTCCCACTGCCTTTTGTCCGAGAGACAATATACAATCCCATGCCAGCCTCTAACATATCGTCAAAGTTATCTATGTATCGCTTTACGATGTTGCAAGCGGTAAGAAACTTTTGCTTGCCATCTGCGGTTGCGTATACGCTTGTTTTAAGCGTTTTCAACTCCTTGTTAAATGTATCGGGGATGTTAGCAAAACTTAATCTACGGCTCATTAAATCGCTCTCACGGCAATCACACTCTTTTGCAAATAGCATTCCGTCTTGCTCGTAAGGAATCCATCCGGTACCTCCGCACTTAGGGCATACATCAGAATCCTTCAAAGCTGTCCCCGATTCCTGCTCTGATTGCCATTTCCGTGAGGCTTTCATCTCTTCCAACTTGTCCTCCAGCGTCATCTCTTCCCTCCGTTCTGCGATTGTCTTTATTTGCGTAGTTGCCGTCCAGTATTTTAGCCATGTTTGCATCACACATGATCCAATCAAACGTAGCCGACCAATTACGTCCATTTGTCCCCTTTAAAAAATCACTTCCCTCGGCGAGTTCAAATGCTCTTTGGATGTCATCAACGGAGTATTTCCTCAACCGTGCTTTAATTGCTTTTTTTCTTTTCTCAGAAAGTACCGTCATCCGAGGGAATGACACGCAAGTGGCATTATACATATCAGCTATTTGCTGATAATTTACTCTATCTCTATTCTCTTCATCTAACTCTATCTCTTTCTCTATCTCTGTGTTACAGTTTGTTACATCGGTGTTACATTGTAACGCTTTTCGTTCTCTCGACTTGCGAACTCTACGCGCTGAATCAGTTTCCGAACCGATCAGGTTTTGTGTTTCGGTCATCACATATTCAGATTCTGAGCAATTTTCCATAAGCCCTTGCGACAGTAGATATTGCACTGTGACTCTTACATTTTCCGGATCTTCGTCAATCGTTAATGCAATTTCTTCAGGGAAATCATCTTCTATCCCTTCGTAGAATAATCGACCATCATTTTTTAGGCTTAACAACTGCATTTTTAGATAAATTATGGTGTACGTATCGCCACCAGCAATTCTCCGCAGCTTTTTTATTTTAGGCTGGGTAAAAAAATCATTTTTCAGCTTTAACCAAAAGTATTTTTTTGCCATTATTCATCCTCCGCAATATAAACCATCACACAAGGCTTTTCAGAATATGCTTTCTCAATCTCAAGGCTTGTGACCTGCTTGTCATCGGTATATGCTGCACCATTTAAAGCATCAAGAATGATCTTGGCGATATTATCTGCATCCGGCTTTGTATTTGGCTTAATCTCGCCTTTTAATGCTTTAGCCTTATTCTTCTTAGACCAACTGCTTGGAATGGGATATTTGGCTAAGATACGCACTCTGACGGGGGTGTCATAATAAATTTCCCCTCCCTCTTTCTTGTAAATAGCAGCAACTCTCTTTTCATAGTCCTTCGTTTCTTGCGCCGTATATGTAAAAACCTTATTTCCGACTCTGCGAAATCTCGGTCTTGCTTTTCCAACCGGTTTGCCCGGGATTGTAATTACCATGCTTTCTCCTTTCTCTCCTGCCGGACAGACGTAATCGACAGGAGATGAAACAAATTTACGGTTACATGTGATATATTCCTTACTCCTAAGAGACATAAGGCTATAAATAATTCTTGTGAAATTCCTGCCGGAACTCCTCTCTTGTGCCGTAATGCTCCTCATAGTAGCGTTGGCACTGCTGTTTTAAATAAATATCAAGTTTTCCGTTTGGATTCTGATGCACACTGAACCTTCCGTTTTGATGCAGATCCCGGCGAAGCGGTGCGATAAAGCGATATTCCTCGCTCAGCATCCTCTCATTATGTGTATGGTGGAAGATATGGTGTCGCTCCACATCACAACTTCCGGTAAACATGCAATGATTCATGTCATCAGTAAAAATGCTTTCCAGTCTTTTGGTCAATATTGACACCATACCTCTCTTTCAAAATTCGCTTTTCATCCGGCGATACAATCTCACAATCCGGCATGCCTGCTTCCTTGCAACGGTCAATCAGTCCATCAATCAGACGTGCCATCTCCTCGGTGTTATATGTACTGGACCCGCGCATTAAAAGGTAGGTCTGATACATAACACCATCCTTTCCTTCCCTTACTTCTGTGGTGGGTTTTAGATGGTATTCCATTGCATCCCTCACCTTGCGATCGGTTTCGTCCGTATCCGGAAGCGGTGTCCTGACTGCTTGTCCATCTATGATGACAGGATAGCCGTATTCACATAACAGTTCGTTGTGCAGTTCTGGATTCGACTTCTTTGTGATTCTTCCCAACTTTGCGACTAGAGTCCAATAATATCCATTTGCATCAAGACTCCTCTTCTTGCGATATGGATTGATTTCAAGGCTTAATTTGTCGTAGCCTTTCAATTCCTCATAGGCTTGCGAAAAGTCCTCGTTTGAAGCAAATACAAGCATTGGGCGCAGTGTATCGTAATCAATAATCGGCTTTTTTAATATTCCGGTGAGTTTCATTATTCCTCACCCATCTTACGCATAAGCGCCATGAATTGTCTTACGGTCAAATCTTGCAGAGCAGTGACTTTATAATAACGGCACACGTTTTCTACGGTCTGGCCGTGTTTCGGAATACAGGATTCCAATGTCTTTACTTGCGCTGCTGTGATCTGAGTTGACTCGCTTTGTTGCTTTATGGCATTCAACACTTCCTCTGCACTCGCAACGCTTGTATCAATTCCAATTCCACACATTCCAAGTGCTCTTCCAACCGCCGAAGTCTCGCAGTTTTCTATGTAAGATGTCTTGTTTATAAAGCTTGAATCCTCTTTTTCATAGGCATGTCCAACGCCTAGAATAGAGCCGAATTCGTCCCTTACTTCTGCCGACATCACACACATGCCTTCTTGCAAAGACTCTATCTTAGTAGTAATAGATCCGTTCGGAAACAACATGCGGAAAACCTTGATTCTTTGGTTCACTTCTGCATACTGCTTGCCTTTTACGTCAATCGTGCTAATTTCTTTATTTGCGATCTGCAATGCTTCAAATGTCATAACTTCACCTCTCCTATGCAAATTCTCTGTAATTTTCCTTCAAACACGTTTCGCAGACACATCCGTCTACCGTGTAAATAGCATCGCCCTCCCAAAAGGGCTGACCACAGATGGTGCAATACCCTTTTGCTTCCGGTTCATCCGGCGGTGTAGTCTTTCTGTCGTCGTAATTAGGGATAGGCTCAATCATGCAACTCACCAACCCTTTCGATTCCTAATATTGCCAAAACTGTTCTATCAGTCGACGATATATACTCATCATTAATAGTTTCATAAAATCTCGCCACCGCTCGAATCAGCTCTACTGCCATCTCTGCCGGTATATCATCATTAAATTCCCATTTTTTCATCTATGCTTCCTCCTTCGAAAATCTAAATTCCATAAGCTCTGCAACCATCAAATACTCTTTCGCAGTCTTAGTTTCCCCATGCGTTTCCTTTACCTTTGCTCTAAACTCCTCCAAAGTGCCATAAAAGCAACCACATCTCACGCCAATATCTCCTGCTTTTGTCCTAAAAAATGTAGTTGTACGATATTCGGAGCCAAATCCATGCACTGTGGCGTAGTCAGCATTGCCGTACACCCTAGCATCGCCGAACACCCAAGCATCGCCGTACACCCAAGCATCGCCGGACACCCTAGCATTGCCGTACACCCTAGCATTGCCGTACACCCAAGCATCGCC